CTCCTGTTCCAACCGCAGGTAGCGGAGCCGGGGAAGCAGCTCCTGCTGTATAAATAACACTATGTTTTTAAGAGAATTCATTTATTTTGATCGCGACCAAGCCGGTCCTAAAGAGGATGATCGTTATGTCAGCCAAAACGACACTGACAACATCCTTAAAAGAACCGACTATCGTAAGACTCGTTTGACTTTAAAAATGATCAATGACATTAGAAAAGCCAGCGAAGCACACACTCGCGAACATAGAGAAGAAATGGGTTTAGTGCGTAAAATGTATGCCGCTCCTCCACCAGAAGCTGGTACTACTTAACGCTCTATATAACTCTTAGATACAGAAACTAAATATTTTTAACAAAAAATAGTCAAAAAAGAGTCTAACTCTGTCACTTTAAGGCCAAAACGATTCGTTTTCAGCCTATTTCCAGCACGTAATATTACTGTAGTGTAAATATTGCTACAGCCTTGCCGCTACCCTAATAGGAGAAATTAATAACATGTCTACAAAATTTGAACAATTACTAGACTTACTTGTAAACGAAGACATGGAAGGTGCTAACGCTCTATTCCACGAAATCGTTGTCGAGAAGTCACGCGATATCTATGAAAACCTTATCGCTGAAGAAGAAGATGAAGAAATGGACGAAGCAGCCGACGAAGAAGCAGATGAATCTGTAGAAGAAGGTGCTGCGGACGATGAAGAAGAAATGGACGAGTCCAAAGAAGAAGAAATGGACGAAGGTGATGAAGAATTAGAAGATTCTTACATGATGGACAGTGACGAAACTGGTGACGAAACAGACGACTTTGGTGGTGAAATCTCCACTGATGGCGACAACTTTGATGCTCCAGCTGACGACGAACACGGTCATGAAGGTCAAGAAGATTCCGCAATCATGGACATCAAGAACGCTATTGCTGAACTTGAAGCCGCTTTTGCTGAACTAGAACAAGCCCAAGGTGAAGAAGAAGCCGAAATGGGTGACGAAGAAGGTGAAGAAGAATTTGGCGACGAAGAAGATGAAGACGAAGGAATGGGCTTCATGGAAGGTCGTCGTATGACACGTGAGTATGTTGAGAAAGTTGGCCACGATTACAGTGGAAACACACAAAAATCTCAAGGTCAATACCTAGGTGCTGGCACTGGTGAAAAACAAAGTGCTCCAGTCGAAGGCAAAAGTGCAGTAAGTTCTGGTAAAGGTAAACCAGAAAGTGGTGCAACCGCTGCTAATCTAGCACAAGATTACACAGAAGGCGAAAGCAATACTGGCACAAGTCCTGCTAAAGTACACAAAGGTATCAACCCAGAAAAGGGTGAAAAGTTTGCTAAGGGTATGCACAACGTTGATGGCGTTAAGTCTGGCGTTAAAACACTAAGCAAACAAGGTGCCGGTTACCCAGGTAACAACAAAGCAGCCGGACCAGTTGGTTCTGGAACAGGTGACAAAGCAGGTCAAACTAGTGTTGGCCAAGTTAAGAGCCCTATCAACGGCGCCCCTAACCGCAACGCTTAATTAGAGAAACAGGATGAGCAAATATTCTTATCTACGTGAACACCTAAGTTTCGATCAGGCTTCTATTGTTATGGAGTCTGACGACAAGGATGGCAAAAGTCTTTACCTAAAAGGCATTGCTATCCAAGGTGGTATCCGTAATGCAAATCAACGTGTCTACCCAGTAGATGAAATTGAACGTGCAGTTAACGCATTAAACGACCAAATTAAAAACGGTTATAGTGTGTTAGGTGAAGTTGACCATCCTGATGACTTAAAAGTAAATTTAGACCGTGTATCCCATATGATTACTCAGATGTGGATGGAAGGTCCAAATGGCTATGGTAAGATGAAAATTTTACCTACGCCAATGGGACAACTAGTTCGTACGATGCTCGAAGCAGGTGTAAAACTTGGCGTGAGTTCTCGTGGTAGTGGCAATGTCAACGACATGAACGGCCATGTATCCGACTTCGAAATTATCACCGTAGATGTAGTTGCTCAACCCAGTGCTCCAGGTGCGTATCCTACTCCAGTTTACGAGCATATAATGAATGCTCGTGGCGGGAATAGAGCGTTCCGTGTTGCACAAGAAGTAAAAGAAGATCCAAAGGCCCAGAAATATCTTCAAGAGAGTCTCTTGAATATTATTAAAGGTCTAAAATAAGCCCGAGGAGAAATAAATGTTGGACGCATTCAAACAATTAGTAGAGTCAGGTGTAATGACAGTAGAGACACAACAAGTTGTCGAAACTGCTCTTGCGACTAAACTACAAGAAACACGCGACCAAGTGACTGCTGAACTTCGTGAAGAGTTTGCACAAAAGTATACACATGACAAACAAGTTATGGTAGAAGCAATCGACAAGATGTTAAGTGATCGCCTAACCGCTGAGATGTCCGAATTGCATGAAGATAAAAAGGCCCTAGCTGAAGCAAAAGCACAATACAAACAACGTATTGCTGAAGATGCTAAAAAGTTAGAAAGTTTTATCATCAATCAACTAGGAAAAGAATTGGTTGAGTTCCAAGGAGACCGTAAAAAAGTTTCTGAGAATTTCAACAAGTTAGAGCAATTCGTAGTTCACGCTCTAGCTAAAGAAATCAACGAGTTTGCTGCTGACAAGCGAGATCTAGCTGAAACTAAAGTTAAGCTAGTTCGTGAAGCAAAAAGCAAGTTTGGAGAAATCAAGCAACGTTTCATTCAACAAGCTAGTAAGGTTGTTGAAGCCACTGTTACTACAAAGTTAACATCTGAAATCAAACAATTGAAAGAAGATATTGACAGTGCTCGTAACAATGACTTTGGTCGTAAGATCTATGAAGCATTTGCACAAGAGTTTGCTGGTTCCTTTCTAAATGAGAAATCTGAAACAAGTAAATTGTTAACGATCATCAAGAAGAAAGAACAAGAACTAGCTGAAGCAAAACAAGCCGTTGCAGAAAAAGCAAGTTTGGTCGAATCCGTACAACGCGATCTTCGCGTTACAAAAGATTTGATGGAACGCAAAGCTGCTTTAGGCGAGTTGTTGGCCCCGTTGGGTGCCGATAAGAGAGAGATCATGAAAGAATTGTTGGAATCCGTTCCAACACAAAAACTAAATGAATCTTTTGACAAATACCTACCAGCAGTAATGGAAGGACAGACACGTAAAGCCGCTCCTAAGAAAGCAGTTTTAAGTGAAAGTGCTACACCTGTTACTGGAAATCGTGAAATGAAAGCCGAGGTAGGCTTAGATAACATTTTGGACATCCGCAAGTTAGCGGGTCTATCCAAATAATTTATAATTCAAGGAGACAAATAAAATGTCACAACTATTAAATGAAAGATGGTCAGAGACCAAAGAAGCTCTGCTTGAAGGCCTATCAGGTACTCGTCGTTCTTCTATGCAAGTTTGCTTAGAAAACACCCGTAAGTATTTGGCTGAAAGCGCAACTGCTGGTGCAACTAGTGCTGGTAACGTAGCAACACTTAACCGTGTTATTCTACCTGTTATCCGTCGTGTTATGCCTACAGTTATTGCCAACGAAATCATCGGCGTTCAACCAATGACTGGTCCAGTTGGTCAAATCCACACACTACGTGTTCGTTATGCTGATAGCTCTAACGAAGTTGTAGCTGGTGAAGAAGCATTGAGCCCATTCAAAATCGCTCAAGCCTATTCTGGTAACAACAATGCTACCTATCCAGGTGCAGCCGCAACAAGCGCACTTGAAGGTACACCAGGTAACCGCATGAGCATTCAAATCTTGAAAGCTCCAGTTGAAGCTAAGTCTCGTAAACTAAGCGCTCGCTGGACTTTTGAAGCTGCTCAAGATGCACAAGCCCAACAAGGTATTGACATCGAAGCAGAAATCATGGCTGCTCTAGCACAAGAAATCACAGCTGAAATCGACCAAGAAATCCTAGCTAGCCTACGTGGCTTGGCTACAGTTGACTATACATATGACCAATCTTTGGTTAGCGGTACAGCAACTTTCGTTGGTGACGAACACGCTGCTCTAGCTATTATGATCAACCGCGCAAGCAACTTGATCGCCCAACGTACACGTCGCGGCGCAGGTAACTGGGCTGTTGTTTCTAACCAAGCATTGACAATTCTTCAATCTGCTACTACAAGCGCTTTTGCTCGTACAACAGAAGGCACTTTCGAAGCTCCTACAAACACCAAGTTTGTTGGTACATTGAATGGCGCTATGAAGATTTATGTTGACGCTTACTTGAGCGACACAGGCGCTGACAGCAACCAAGTTATGATTGGTTATAAAGGTTCTAGCGAAGCAGATGCTGCTGCGTTCTATTGCCCTTATATTCCTCTAATGAGCTCTGGTGTTGTTCTAGATCCAGCAACATTCGAACCAGTAGTTGGCTTCTTGACACGCTACGGCTATGTCGAGTTGAACAACACAGCATCTAGCTTAGGCAATGCTGCTGACTACTTGAGCAAAGTTGCTATCAACAGCTCTACAGTTAGCTTCCAATAATATTTTATTGGTTTTTAACCTCACTAAAAACGCCCTTCGGGGCGTTTTTTATTAAATATACTGTTCGCTCTTAACGGAGAGTTTATGCGGAACCCCAACCGCGTAGGCAATAGAACTGTCATATAAACATAAAGGAGAAACAAAATGGGACGTCCAATTAAAAAGAGATATTTTGTAAAACAAGGCGCTGCCGATGCCAGCGTAGCAGTAAAATATAAAGGTGTTGCTGTAGCACTTACTTCGAACGGTACACACTATTCACAAGGTACTACTGTATCTGTTTCAGCACCGACTGAAGGCCTTGCTGATGGAGTACAAGCAACATTTGCATTGACTATTAATAGTCCAACAGGTAGCCCAGCAGGTGGCATTACAGGCATTAATGCTACTAATGTCGGCGCCGGTTACAGTACAGCTACTATTACTATTGTTAAACCAGCAACAGTCACAAGTACAGTTAACTCTGGTGTAACTGCTACTAACACATTCACTGTATCAACCACAGCTGGTATCAGCATTGGTATGTTAATTTCTGGTGCAATAACTGGTATTAACGGTTATGTTACTGCTATTAACGGTAACATCATTACTAGTACAGTAAACAACAACGGTACTTGGAATAATTCTTCTAACTTAACATTTAGCGATAACGGTTCTGGTGCAGTTATTACCGCTAGCCTAACAGCTCAAGAAGATGACACAGGTAATATTGCTTGTACAGCATTTATTCCAGGAGGATCAGCTACAACTGCGGCAATTCTAAAACAAGAAGGTAGCCATCGTTATCTAGTTGAAAACGATCAAGGTCGTGCTATCTGCAAGTTAACAACTTCTACAGCGGCAGCAGCTTCTTTAGTTGCAGGTCAAATGAACATTATTGCTAAAGATGCTAATGGTAGCACTTATGTTGTTACAAAGTTAACAAGCCGTAAAGCTCGTGTTATTCGTCAAACTGTAAATGGTTCTTTTGTATTTGCAAATGGAACA